CCCCGCGTCGAATGAACTCTGGCAAGGTACGGCCAAGCGAGGTCATAGTTTCCAAACCAGCCGATGCCACCCGCTCAACAGGAGTCTGAGTCTCCGGGGCTGCAGGAACACCAGCGCGAGTCATTAGGTTCTGAATTGCTTGGCTTGCAGGCATTAGCCGTTTTTCGGTAAACGGCGAAGCGATAGCGTTGAGCAATTGATTCAGGGCATCAGCCGCAGGAACAGCAACAGAACCTAGAACAGCGCCCATCGGACCACCGGCTGCACCAAGTTGCGCCCCAACAAGAGTAGGAGCGGCAGCTCGGGTTGCCAAGCCAATCCCACGAGCTAAGTCACTTGGCTGCTCTTTAGGGGTTGGGAATTGCTTTTTCAGCACTTCCTCAATTTCTGCACGGCTCATTCCTTCCGGGAATTCAGCAGTGCGCCCATCAGGAAGCTGAACCGTGATAGACATTACTTCTGCTCCTCAAGACGCCCAGTTCTGGGGTTGAAGACCAACTTGCCAGTAACTGGCACGGCCAGTGGGTTCGGTACTTTGCTGATTAACTCATCAGCTTCCTGCGGCTTGATTTTCCCAGCCAGCGCATCGTTTGCAATCTTGCCGATCTGCTGATCGTATTGATTGATTGCCTTGATCGTATCAATGATCTTCTGATTACCGCCTGGCTGATTGATGAGGCGAGGCAGTGATGACTTGAATAGTTCGACATCTTTATCAGACATCGTTCCAGAACCAGCCTGACGCTGCTGAGGAACCAATTGGTTCACGATTGCAGTAGCAGCCTGGATGTCATCAAGTCCCTTTGTTGGGATTCCAAGATTACCAGCAATGGCTTTTGCTTGAGGCACAAGTCCACCACCAGTGGACTGCAGAAGGTTCTCAAGCCGTCCGACCTGGATTAGATTGCGCGATGCTGCGGTTGCTTGAGTACGAAGGTTGTTGAAGTTTTCAGCCGCGAATCCAGCCGCCTTCTTTTCAAATTCTCGCGGACCAGCGGTGTCAACATTCACGCGAGTTGCGCCAGCCTGCTTAAGCTGGGTTTGGTAATCAAGGAATGACCCCTTGAAGCCTTGCTCAACAGCCTTGTTGTATTCCTGAATATCGCCGGTTGGCTTTTCAACTTTCGGAACACCACCGATAGAACGCAGGCCTTCCGGACCTTCCTCAAATACCTGCTCACCCTCTTTCAATGTCATGCGCTTAGGAGCGAATGCCGATTGAATAGTGGTTGCTTCTTTAATTGCTTGGCTTCGAGCGCCAGGAGTCAACCCTGCTAGTACGCTTTGCAGTCGGGTCATGTCTAGCATCGGAGCAGCGCCACCCTCGCGAGTAACAAATGCTCCCTGCAAAGCCTGCTGCGCGGCTTGAACATCGGCTTGAGCTTGGCGGCGCTCTGCGAGCTGCTCCATCAAAGCGCGCTCTTGTACGGCTTTGTTGTACGCCCCCTGATAAGCCTGCTGACCAGCTTGAACGCCTTGGGCGAGGAGCTGACCAATGCCTCGAGGCTGCGCGGAAGGACCAGACCCAGCAAGGAGAGACAGACCAACATTCAACATACCCTGTTGTTGGGCCTGCTGTCGGAGTCGGCGAGCCTCTTCCTCGCCAAGCAGTGCAGTGGCATAACTTGGCTGCTGACCAAAGAGCTGAGAAAACAGTTCGTTCATGGCTTACCCCAGAAGTCCCAACAGGCCACCAGCAATCGCACCAGGAACACCGAACATAGAACCACCAGCTAACGCCCCTCCAAGAGCACCACCGGCTCGGCTTGAATAAATCGGGGTCGTCTGTACTCGGCCTTGAGGAGAACCGTAAACCGCGCTCAAGTATTGATTGAGCTGATTTGAAGGTAGACCCTGCTGGAAGTTGAAGCGGTTAATCTCGTCTTGCAGTGCCGATTGTTGGTAGCCCTCTGCGGTTTGCCCAGCCTGCATCAGTCGCTCGATGTCGCCGTAATCAGCAGCGGCCAGAGCAGGAGCGGCACCGAGCATCGCCTGTTGGCGAGCGCGTTCTGCTTCGTAGTTCTGGTATGCCAACTGTCCTGCGGTGTTTGCAAGAGACTGGGCGAACTGACCACCGGCTCGGTCCTGCAGATTCATCATCGCGCCAGAACCATATCGGCCTGCACGAGAAGCATTGGACTGAGCCTGCTGCATTGCGTCAAAGTAGGTCTGTTGCGCGGCTTGTGCAGCGGGCTTAAATGCACCCTCAAAGAATTGATTCCCCCCAAGATATTGGCCTTGGATCGTGTTGTAGGCCTCCTGTTGAGCAGCCGGTAGCAAAGGAGATCCCATCACCGCCCGTTGTTGGGCTGCGGTCAGAGCCTGTTGAGTCTGAGCACTCGGGCCGACATAGGTCTGACCAGGAAAATACTCTGGCTTTTCCGTTTGATAGAGCCTCTGGGCTTCCTTTAGTCCGTATTCGACATACGGCTTGACCATCGGATCGACCGATTGGGTCGTTGTTTGCACTCGCGTAGAACCGCCCATTTAGACCTCCAATGCCCATGATCTGGGCTTGAATCCAAGTTTCTTAGCCTGTCGTTGCCAACCAGGTCGCCATGACTCAAATGTAAGTCGTCTTGCGTCACCGTGTTCGGCGATGTTCAGGAGATGCTGCCAGCCTTCCTCAAAGAAACCTACCTCTTGCAGATAGGCGCACCACACATGGAGCGAGGACTCGCGGGGTTGCAATACCATGAACCCGACTGGCCTTGCGTCATCCAGTGCAACCCAGAGCATGGACTTCCCGTTATAGCAGTCTGTGTAGACATCCTCGGGAATCCATCCCTCCGGGGTCTTCTGAAGAACCTTCAAAAGCCCTGGTCTGACGAATCCCCACCATTGTCTCAGATCATTAGGGGAAATCAAGCGGACATTCATCCAACCACCACATAAGCGAATGTTTTATCAGCCGTGGAATTGGCAAAGTGGGAAACCACCGCACTTCCCTGGGCCTGGGAGCTTACATACACATTGGCGATTGAGGCCATTGAGACATAAGTCACCGTGACGATCACTGATGGTGTCGCAGGCCTCGTTGGGGTCGTTTGGGCGTTGAGATGCTCAATCGTCACCAAAGTTGATGTGGTGGCCCACATGATCTGAACATAGTCCCCCGCAGCCAGCTCAATGAAGTAATTCAGCGCTGCGATCAGGTGACCATCCGTCCCGCCGTGGGAGTTGGGGACTGAAAACTTACTATTCGACCCAGCAACATCCGTCCCGTTCTTACGAAACCAGACATCCACATCCTGAATCTGGGTGTCGTCATTGGCGAACTGAATCGAGAACTGGATGTTGTAAACCCCGGGATTCGAGACATTTAGCCTGGAACTATTGGATAGCGTTACACCATTGGAATAATCTGTGGTGTTGTAAGTGACCGCATAAGCCGTGGTCGTTGAGGCCGCAGTCTGGTCTGTGGAGTCTTGAAACGCCCCATAAGGGACTTTATCGTTGAAGGCGTTTGCAGAGAATGGGATCAGAATGATCTTGGACTCAGGGCTTATCCGAGCGTCATAGATCGTGGTGGAGGTCGCCCCACCCGTGTTTAGGGTCACCGTTCCCGTGTTGTTGGACTTTCCATTCATCAGCCCATTGACAACCTCTGCAACACCACGAGGGTCTGAGCCAAATGGAGGAAGGACGCGAAACATCAGCGCCGTCCCGCCTGAGTTGTATCTACATCAACCCCAACCGCAGTGGTCCAGCTTCCACTAGGAGTAACCCTCAGTCGATGGTACTTCCCAAAACTTCTCAGGCTCACCCGATTGTCTGAATCGGCTGCAGAAGAAGCCCCGAAAGAAATGGTGTCGTCCAGCCGATCCCTCGAGGCAATGGCTACAGAAGCGGAGCCGTTATCCACTTGTGGTCGGGCAAGCCTTACAACAGAGTTTTGCCCCGCCGCAAAGTCTCCCGTCTCAAACAAAGCAGATAGAGCTGGCCCAGTAAAAGTGACCAATTTGTCCCCAGATGCACCGGCAAACACATACTTTCCACCAAGCCAAGCCCGAGAATCTAGTGAAGTTTCAAGAGCGTCAATGCTTGCCGAGTAAGTATCCAACTGTTCCAAAGTGACATTTGGAGTGGCTGCTGAAGCAATGTAATTTGCTGTGGTGTCCACATAAGTCCACCGCTGTACTTGCCAGTTGTAAATAAGAATTGTCTGCCCAGCCCGCGTGTTTGGATAGCACCAGCTTACCGTCTTGCGAATCGGATCAATTGCCGCAGACATCTTGTTAATGTTTGATGGGTCAGCATCATCAAAGAACCACCGATCAACCTTCTCTGCGCCGATGGGCTTTACAGACTGACCATCGCAAACATAAAACCCGTCATCGCTCAGGAAGAATGTAAGGGGGCCGTACTGGGCCACAGAGCCTTGCTCATAACACCCAAGCGAGCGAGAGATGGTGTCGAACTGGAAAAAGAACGGCGCCCCAATGTAGGACATTCGGACGATGGATCGCTCAAGAAGAATGATCCCAAACTCGCCCCCAGTGATCCCCTTGATATTCCCGCCATCAGGAATGTCCTGGTAGTCCGACTGCGAAGTAGGGCCAGAAGTCCAATCCGTCTCATCATTGATGTCTGACCATTGGACCCGATTCGGATAGCTAGAAATGTTGGCTGCAACTACGAAATCTCGAACAACCGAGACATAAGACGCAATCGGAGCGGCGGCGGCAAGATCAGCAAAAGAGGTCGATACCTCAAGCGTCCAGGCCTGTAATTTTTCAGAGCCGTTAGCCGCGATAACAACCTTGCCAAATTGAGTAAATTTCCAAGGATAAACCCCTGTGTATCCACCAACTTTTGACACATTGTCCATTGATAGATCACTAGAGTCGAACTTGAACAGCTTAGAGTTCCCGCCAGCGAAGATGTTTGAAGTCGCACCAAACTCACCAGCGAACACAGAATTTAGGTTCTCGGATGCAGATGCGCTGAAATTCACCGGCTCAGGAAAAGGACCGTATCCAGTAGTTTGGGCCACAACATTGTTCGCGGTCTGCAATGCACCGGATACTCCAGGCTGGTCTGGAAGCCACTCTCCAAAGTTCAGTCTTTGTTCCATATTAGAGCCTCAATGACCAAGACCCGCCGCCAGATGGCACAGGGGTCCATGTTGTTGCAGTGTCAACTACATCTGTCCACATATCAACAACCTCCGGGACAACACTCCATTCTTGACCTTGCTTGAATCCAATACAAGTCACAGTGGCCACCGCAGTGATTGACGCCGATACAGTAGTGATGACAGATAAGTCGCAAGTACATTCTGCGTATACATCAATTGATGCCAACGCTCCAACTATCAAAGTTGCATCAGCAGTGACGGAAGCCGAACAATCAACCGCCGCAGATGCTTGTTGAATCCTCTCCGCTGATGCCGTGACAGATGCGCTTGCGCTGATTGATGCAGACGAAGATTGAACAAGCGTCCCACTTGCCGATACTGATGCGCTTGCTGATATTGATGCTGATGCTTCCAGAACCCTCGTGGCCGTAGCGGTGACACTGGCACTTGCCGTTACCGATCCATACGCATCCCACCGAGTTACTGATGTTTGATAGAGAGAACTATCAAGCGTCAGAGTGAGGTCATCTAGACTCGCCTTGAGGTTATCAAGGGAGTCTATTGTCCACGGCGGGAGAAGATCGGCCATTAGGTTAGCGTCACAGTGAGAGAGCCAATAGCAAGGCGCAAAACATCACCAGTTGAGATGGTCTTGGATGTATCCAGAGCGGTGTGATAGAGCAGATTCCCACCGCTTGAAGCATCGCGCAAGCCGATGTACGCCACCGTTCCCCACGAGCCAGTAGCCTGCGGAAACTCAACTGCTGCGGAGTTAGATGTTGCACCGTTAGATGGAGCGCCGAATGTCACGCTTTGGCGAACATAACCGTTGCCAGCAACCTCAGTTCCGGTGTCTGCATCTGTTGGATCTGTGGTGTATAGCGCCACATAAATGGTGGCGGGCGATGTGTACGATGTGTTCCGAAGAGTCGCGTTAATCAGCGCGTCTTCAAGGTAGTTGGATATTTCAGCCATGTTTATCTCCGTGCGAGGGTCATAGTCAAGGGAACTGCCGAGTATTCTCCCCGATCATCGGCGGCGGTCAAAGAGTCAATGGCCCTCTGATAGAGCGCGGCCCATGTGCCAAGACGCTCATCATTCATCAGATAAGGCTCGGCTTCACCCAAGGACGCATAAATCAAAGCATCCGGGCAGTTCGCCAGGAAAGCATTGGAAGGGTTCGCATCACTCAAATAGGCTGGCGCTGCGTAGTACAGCATCTGCATCGTATAGACCCCATCAGGGATCGGTGCGAACTGAAGCTCAGAAGCCAGGATCGTGTACTTCTTCGGCACGCCCAAGACCTTTGTTTGGGCATTGCGGAAGAAGATATTTGGGTTGTAATACTCCATCACCTGATCGGGACTGGAGTCAATGTGCAGATCGCGCAGTTCGAGAAAGTCGGACGGCAGCGAAAGAGTCGCGTCATTAGCGGTCGTTGAGGCCGTTACAACCTTCAGCATCTGACGAATGCGAAGCTCCCTGCGAAGGCGATTCTCCGCAAGGGTGATGAAGTCAGGAATCTGAGAGGTCAGATCAGACCGAGCAAGGTAGTTTGCTACCGTTGTCTTGAGGTCTGAGTATGTTGAGAGAGCCATCAAATCCTCCCAGGACGGGTGCGAAACGCTCTGTTGTCAGGATGGTTCAGCCAGGCCTTGAAACGAGGTTGATCCAGCACATGGAATCCCCGCATGATGCCTTGCTTGTTCAGCTCATCAACAACCGCAAGCGGAATAGACGCTATCTTATTCCCAAGCAGATCATCTGACCATCGGGCACGCTCATCGTAAGCATTGAATTGCTTTCGATTGGATTCAATGATCCCGGTTACATCCTGGGTGCTTTCGATAATCAGCCCACCGTCATCGGTCTTATGGGCCTTGCGATCTACAACTTTGGCGGTCTTTGAGAATTCGTTGATGTTCATGTGAAAAAGGGGGCTGAGTTGCCCCGGCCCCCTTGGTTGCTTGCTACCGAAGATTAGCTCAGGTCAGCGATGATGCCGTGAGCAGCCTCGTTCTTGACCTCGAGCGTGTACTCGACCAGCAACTGGGTGCGATCCGAGTCGCCGTTCTTCGCCAGTTCGTTGGTGAAGAAGGGACGCAGATAAGCAACAGCAGCGTACTCGGGGTCCAGCACGAAGGCCACTTCGTTTGCCGAGTTGCCCGAAACCATGAAGCGGTTTGGCACCACGCTCACCGAGCCGAAGTCCGACAGATAGATGTCAGCGGCACCGATGATGGTCGTGGGGGCATCCGAGGGAGCCATGTAACGCTGGGCGGCGATACCGGCGAAGGCCGAGACGGTCTGCTTGTGAGCAGGCGTGACCATCAGGATCTTCGGGGAACCACCGGACTCGAACACTTCCTTGATAACCGTCTTCAGTTCGGTTTCCGTGAAGGTGCGGTTCGTGCCGTTCGTGCGAGCGGTCGTGCCAGAAGCACCAGCAGAGCCACCAACGCCGAAGTCACCGTTCGTTGCCAGCCAGGTCTGCAGGCCACCCAACACGCGAGCGGTAGAACCAGCGGTTCCGTTGCTCTGGACGGTGTTGCTCAGGAAGGTGAACTCCATGTCGCGCTTGATTTCGGACGAAGCCTTGGCAAGCTGATAAGCCTTTTCAGACTTACGACCAGCCTTGTCAACAGCCTCCAGGGTGCCAGTAACACCGATGGTCTTCTGGCTGATCTGGGTGCGGTTGCCAACACGGGTCGTGGGCGACAGGGTAGCGGTCGATGCGTCAGCACCTTCCACAGCGGCGTTGGCAGCAGCAGCGGCCAGCGAGTCGGTCTGCCACTCGTGATAAACAGCGGTGGCCTTGGTCTTGCCAACCGTGCTCATGAACGGGGTGTCAGTCGGGCTGATGTTGTAGATCACATCAGACAGGTCTTCACGCATACCGATGGCAGCGTAGGTACGGAATTGGGTCATTTTTAACTCCTAGAGCATTCGTTCAAACAGGGCCGCAGCATCAGAGACTTTTCCAGACCTCCTCAACTGCGAGTGAGCTTTCTTGACATTCTCGTCTGCAGCATTCTTTTGGTTTGCCGCAACGCCTGGACGGAGCATCTTCGGTGCGTCTTGTACCTTCTTGGTTACCTCGGGCTTCTGCTTCTGGAGCTTCGCATATTGAGCCGCCATCCACAGCACCTGAACCTGTCGGGAGTCGTAAGCCTGAGCTAACTCTTGGTCAGTGAAACCCACTTCTTTTGCGAAGTCGCGGATTTGCCTCTTAACCTCGTTGCTCTTCTTCTCATCCCCGTATTCAGGAATAACCTCAGCCACGCGCCTTGCTTCATGGTGGAGCCGCTGCTGGAGTTGAGCCTGCTGCTCGGCGAATCGCTGTTGGGCCATTCGCTGCTGCTCGGCTTGAACCATCGCAAGCTGTTTCTCTCGCTCAGTCCGCTCTGCTACCTTGACTGCGTAACCAATGGGGTCAACCTCTTTCAACGCATTAAGGTCTTCCCCTTCATTTTGTTTACTCAAGAACTCTTCGATCAGGTTTAGTCGCTGCGAGTAGGCATCCCTCGCTTGCTTGGCCTGTTCAATGGCGATCCGTTCTGCTTCAACAGCTTTACGCTGCTCCGCTACGGACTGACTCTTTTTGGTGTAGTCCAGCCCCTTCTGATACCCGTCCACCAGTTCATCGAAAGTGACTTCCCTTTCCTCGCCAGCGGCTTTCACACGGAATCGCTGCGGTTCAGGTTCAGTTTCGACTTCTTGGGTTTCAAGTGCCTCTGGTTCGGACGCTTCGACTTGTTCCTGGGGTTCCGGAGTTCCAGGAGTGGCTTGTTCAGCTTCCTGTGGCTCCATAAGTCCGAGAAACGCGCCTGCGGCTTCGTTCACCGACATCGAAACACTCCCTTGCGGGTCAGTGTCTGCCATTTGAGTTCCCTAAGTTTTACCAGGATGCGCCTGGCCGCTTACAGAATCTTCCACCGTCTCTTGACCAATTGGTCGCTAGAGGCAATCGAAGAAAAGTGTCCCATTATTTCATCAAGTACGCGCAATTTCAAATAGCACCGCTCTCGAATGTCAATGTCAGTCTCATCCGAGTTGGTCAACTGGCTTATCAGTGTTTTCCTGATAGTGTCTATTTCTTCCTGAAACCACTCGTCATTCAGGAGAGTTTGAGCGCGTTCTGCCTTATTCATATCAATCCACGGGGAAGGGTGAACGGCTGATTGATTGCCCCAAATCGTCCAGCTCCAAACGGCGCAACAGTAGCAAACGGGTTATAGACATTCGTTGGAGCGATCTGAAACATCGCTGGCATTTGATAATTACCGCGCCCAGAATAAGTCGGAATCACTCCGCTGATTTGACCTGATACCGTCTCGCCAGATTGTCCGTTACCACTGAGCGATCCAGCGCCAGCAAGCAGAAGGCCTGCCAATGCCGCATCTCTTGCGGTGATGGTTTTGGGTTGCGCGGGAGCAGTAACACCTGCAGCGGTTGTCGGAATCACCGCCGTGGCCGTTGGAACTTCACGATTTCCAGCAACGCTAACACTTTGAGTCGGCGTGACAGGAATAATCGGCGCGACTGTCTGGGCAGGTGCCAAAAGTCCTGCGGTAACCGCTGGAGCCACCGTTGCAGGCGAAGTTGCCGGTATGTTTTGACCAGTTACCGGGACACTCTGCAAAAGAGTAGAAGCAGCAGCAGGCAATGTATCAGCCGCTTGTTGGCTCGTTACGGTCTGCCCAGTTACTTGGACTTGTTGACCCGCTAATGAACTCAAAACAGCAGCAGCAGTGTCTGGGCTAATCTGTCGCGGCGTTTCACCAGTTACGGTTACTTGTTGAGTTGATCCCGCCACAGAAATGGGCTGGCTCAAGACACTAGACAAAATGTTGCTTGCAGTGTCAGGGTCAATCTGCGGAGATGTAACCTGAACTTGTTGTGTTGGCGCTGTGGTCAAAAGGCCAGCAGTTGCAGCAGGAGCCACCGTCGCAGGTTGAGTCGTTGGCAAAGTTTGAGCCGTAACAGGAACGGTTTGCGGAAGAGCGGCGGCTGCAGCGGGAAGAGTATCTGCGACCTGTTGGTTTGTGACCGTCTGTCCGGTCACTTGCACCTGTTGACCAGTGAGTGAGCTGAGGGCTGCAGCAGCTTCGTTTTGGCTGATCTGCCTTGGCGTTTCACCAGTCACTTGGACTTGCTGCGTTGAACCCGCAACAGAAATTGGCTGGCCCAAAACGCTCGAGAGGATAGAACTCGCTGCGTCAGGGTCAATCCTCGGCGCTTCAATCTGCGCTTGTTGAACTTGCTGCCCACCTTGAGGTTGTGTCACGACCTGCGGTGCGGTTGGCACTGTTGCAGCGGAAACACCAGCCCCAACGCCCTGCGCAAGCTGCTGAATCCCAGGAATATCGAATGCCTGACCAGTCACCATCACTCGCTCTGCATCGGCAGGAGAGAGCAGGCCTTGGTTTAGATTGGTCTGGCGCTGGAATTGAACTTCTGGGATGATGTCGCTTGCACTTAGTGTCGTCACACCATCAGCCGCAGCCTGGGCGATATTTGCGGCAGTGTTTGCGTTTATCCCACTGCTCTCAAGAACTTGAGCAACTTGATTCGGGTTCAAGCCCTGCTGAGTCAGTTGAGTCGCATCAGCAAGAGCAAACGCCTGAGTCGCAGCCGTATTTGCCAGTGAAATCGCCGTGGCAGGATCAACATAAGTTGCCAAGTTTTGAGCAATGGCACCAGCATTGAGTCCTTGATTGGCAAGTTGTGCAGCATCTGCAGCAGCGAACGACAGGTCATACGCTGCGTTATTGAGCAAGCCAGTGACTTGCTGTGTTCCGTACGCCCCCAATCCCGCCAAAGCGGCGGCCTTCAGAGCATCCTCTACGGACCCACCTTGAAGAAGGGTGCTTCCACCAGATCCAACGGCAGCAGCCGCAGGAGCGTTGAGCAAGCCCGTCCCGGCAGGACCAAGAATGGCCGCACCAATCACCGCAGGAATGCCAACCCGCGCAGCTTGGTTGATTGCTTGGACGAAATCACTCCTCTGCTCTACGGCATGAGAAGCCAGGAAGTTTCCAGATTGGTCAAAGACCTGCACCTGATCGTTTGGCTTGGCCCCTACATCTCGAACAGAGATCAGGCCATTGGGGTCCATTGAATAGTCTTTGCCGCCCTCTTGAAAGCCGACAGTCTCGAATTCGTTTCGAGGCATCGCCATGAGTCTGTCAGCGATGCTTTGGCTTACGCCTGTTGCAGATTGCTCTCTAGCAGGAGCAGCCTCTAGTGCAGCTTCTTGTTTAACAGGCTGCGGCTGTGACATCACCTCTTCATCTTGTTCAAATCTTTGCTCAACTTTTGGCGCTGGTGGTTGCTCAACTTCAGCAGCAGCGGGGGCAGCAGATAAAGCAGTTTGACGCTCAATGGCTGCTGGTGTCGTGTTCTTAACACTCGCTGCGATCTGCTTTAGAGCGTTCCAGTCCTGATCGGATTCAGCCTTAGCAGCAGTGCGAATCTGAGCGTCTGTATAACCCTGATCAATCAGTTGGTTATAAAGTCTGCCCTTTTCTTCATTCGACAAAGAATCAACATCAGGAGGAAGTTCTGGAACTTTAACTCCTTGAATAACTTTTTGTTCAAAAATGCTTTCAGAAATGGCATCTGCCATTTTCTTTCCAAATTCAGCATTTGTGTGAACACCGTCTAACAGATCGCCTTGTCCAGCAGAGACTGCCGAGCGAACATCCGTGAATGACAGGCCATTGTCGGATGCGATTTTCGCTAGTCCTGCATTGATGGCATTGGCTCGTTGTTCCGCGCCAGGATCAATGTATCCAGCGATATTCCCGGTCTTGGAGTTCTGTGCGCCGTACAGCTCACTTACTCCCACGATGATTGGCGTAACACCATTGGCCTTAGCAATGTCCACCATCCGCTGGACTGACTGCAGAGTGATGTTGGGATCTTGGTTCTTGATTGCGTCTGCAGCGCCGTACCGAATGATGGCGTACTCGGGACGGTTCTGGGCGATGTAATCAGCAAATGCGCCGAACTTAGAACCACCGGCCAATGCCTCGTTAGAGGTCTCGCCACCAGTGGCTAAGTTTGTAACACTGATGCCGAGATTGTTTCCAATCACATCAGCAATTGAGTTGCCATACTTGGTGTTTGGAGTGCCGTCAGCGTTGTAGCCGACATATTCACTCATTGAGTCACCAAATAGCACCGCCTTCGGACGGTTTTGCGTAGAAGCTTGTTGGCCTTCTTGTGTAAGACCCAAAAGGCCTTCAGATTCGCCCTCAAGCGTGCGGTATCCAGTGTCCAAAAGTGCCATGATTTACCCCGGAATCTCTACATTAGAGGAAATGCCTGCGCCGAGCTTGGCGGCTTTGAGTTGGACTTCAGCCTCGAACTCTTGGCGCTTCAGCTCCAGTTCAGCCGCAGCCTTTTCTCGAGCCAGTTGGATCTCTGCCGCAGCCTTTTCACGCTTGGCCTGAATATCCGCGATTGCCTTCTGACGGTCAATCTCCAACTGAGCCTGGGCCTGCATCATCATTGCTTGGATGGCAGGATCAGGCTGCTGCTGCTGCGGAGGCGGGTTACTGAGAGCCTGGTCAATCTCAGGAGTAATCGGCTTGAAGAAGGTCGCCGAGTCCTTGAACCCTGCTGCCTCAATCATCCTGCCAAGAGTGTCTCGGAACTGAGCCACGGAGACCAAAGGATTCGCGGGGCCAAACTGCTGCAGGATCTTCTCTTGCTTATCAAGGATCATTGCCAGCATAGCCATCTGCTCTTGACGGTTGCCCGTTCCAAGACCAACAGAGATGGTCACATCGTACTGGTTTGACCACTCACGAGGGTCCATCGGCACATACTCGCCGCGCATCCGAATCAGGCGTGGCTTGTCTTGGTACTTACAGAGAAGATGCAAGATGCCCTTGAACAAAGTCTTCACACCCGTCTCAGCGAAGATCCGAGCGATGAGTTCCAGCTTCCCTGATGAGGCGCTTTGGAACGCAGCGACCGCAGTGGCCGTGACATTCTGAAGGATGTTCGGGTCCAGACCTTGGCTTGCGTCTGAAACACCCGTCCGCTTGGCTTGGACTTGATCCAGATACTCCAGCATCGGGAAGGCCTGTTGAGCCACCGGCTGCACGGCCATCGGAACCACCGCATTCGGGTTTTTCATCCGAACAATCCCGCCAGGAGTCATGGTCGAGAGATCGTCTAGATTTACTTGGCCCTCCACAGCCCCGACTCGAGCATTGTTCGTCAGATACAGGTTATCCAACATCTGCCGAGTAATCGTGGACTTCTGGAGCTGAAGATCCATCGTCTTGTCTGCGAGAGACAAGCCATAGAACTTGTGAGGAACAGGGATCGGGCAGATCGCATGGAACGGGATGTAATCCGTCTCCGTCATCTCAAGGATCTTGGACCCTGCATACCAGACCTGCAGAAGTTCAGCCAGGCCATCGTTGTCCATGTCTGCGCGGACATAGCACTCGTAAACCTCGACCTCCTGCATCGAAGGATCGTAGGACTCTTGTTCAGATGGCTGCTCGCCTTCAGAGAATCGCGCCACTCGCTCAGGGCTGAATGACAGATCATCGTAAGTCGGCAGGTTCTGGACGGTCTCCCAATCGAATCCCATCGCAACAAGATCAGAGCGCGGTATCAATCGGCGGTGAGCCGTGAAGGGAGAGTCCTCAATCGTCCGAGCGTGCTTGGAGATCAAGAACTCCTCGGGCGGGACATTGACGATCTTGACCGAGCCGACCTTGTTCTTCTTCTTGACCTGGACGGTGTGAGTCGTGTTCATCATCGGCATTCCGTCCGGGCCGATCATGGGCTGGCCGTTGGGATCGAATACCTGATAACTCACCGTGTCCTGGGCGATGATCTCTTGCGTCTGGTCTGCCATCAGCATCACCAGCTCATCATCACTCAGACCCTCATAGGTCTCTTTGATAACCGAGACTGAATCGTCCCAGTAAGCCTTGATGACTCCGACCTTCTCAAGGAGTGCGTCCTTGAACCAGTCGTGCATGATCGCAAACCCACGGTTGTCCTTATAGAACACCCAGTTCGCGTAATCGGTTGCTTGCTTGGCTCCGCGCTCATCGCCAGGAGAAACAGGCTCAAACCTCACCACATCATCAGATGCGGTGAAGATACGAATCAACTGAGGAAGCGCACCGTCAATGACCTCGGCAACCTCTCCCGTAACGATCTGGGAGCGGCCCTCAATCTCATTCCCGTACGGATAGCGAAGGTAATACTCCAGCGCCCTCGTGCGTTGTTCGGTTGTCTCCGTCTGGAGATAGCCGATTGCTCCATCTATTTCGGCCTCGAGTTGTGCTTTCAGCGCGTTCTCGTTCATACAGTTCCTCTAACGCCTTGATTCGGCGTTCAAGTTCAGCTATCCGCTGCGGGAGATTTCCTTGGGTTGAGATCCACATTACACAATCCATCGAGTATTAGCCCTGAGCGGCTTATCCCATTGGGAGGTCTCGCTCATTCCAACAGCCAAGTACCGGAAAGCATCCGATGCGTGGCTGGCCCAGTCGTGAAGTGGCTTGTCGTAAAAGACATTCCGCTTCTCGTCAAACTCTCTTCGATAGTTGCGAAGTGCGTCCAACCCTAGTCTTACTTGAGGGACATTGAACCAGCACTTGGGCAAGATGCGCCTGACTGCCTGAATCCCGTCTGCTACCGAAAGCCTCGGTGCGACAGTGATCTGTAGGCCAGCCTCTTGGAGCATTTCCTTGCGGCTGCGTCCCGTGCCGAGTTCCCTCAC